AGCCAAGCCGTATGCAACTGGTAATGTTAATGCCGTTCGTGGAGCAACTACTCCGTAGGAGGAATTGTGACCGTTTATAAAGATCCAAATAAATTAAAAAGAGATGCAAATGTCGCTATGAATAAGATAGCTGAATATTTTGACGGATCACAAGTGGTTAAATTAGGAATGATTGGAGGCAGTGAGTCAGGTCGAAGCGATGAAGATGGAGGAGATGCTACCAATCCCGAACTAGGCTTTATTCACGAGTTTGGCAGCATTACAAAGGGTATTCCCATGAGGTCATGGTTAAGAATGCCAATAATTCACGAGGCAAAAAAGATACTAAAGGCCCTTGCTAAAAGTAAAAGTCAGATAGAAAAGGACGCTGCTGAAGGTAAGGATCCAGAAAATCTATATAAACTTTTGGGAGAAATAGGAAAGGCGTCAATCCAAAAGGCCTTCGATACTGGAGGTTTTGGTCAATGGCCAGCTAAAAAACCAACTAAGGCAAATCAGGGGAAAATGTCACCATTAATTATTAGCTCGCAGATGAGAAAAGCTGTAGACTATTCAGTAGAGGATAGATAAATGAGTGGATTAGGTTTTTCAGGCCCCAAAAAATTAAATCAAACATCAAATATGCCAAACATGAGCGGAACTCTGGATGGATGGCTTATTGCGGTATTTTTAATTAAAACAACTCAAACAATAGTGGATTTCGAAAGAGTAGATGTCGAGACTAGGACTAAATTTGAAGCGACTGTTCAACCATTATCGGCCAGGCAATTGCAATTAAAACCTGAAGGTCTTCGAAAGTTTAAATGGTTTCAGCTACACGTTAAGTCAGGTAGTTTTAATCTCGATTCTGACGATATTATTGAGTATGATGGTAGTAGATATAAAATAATGGGTGATTTCCCATATGAGCTAAATGGGTTTAAAGAATATCATATGATAGAGGATTTCGAAGATAATGGATAAGGACGTTAGGAAAATAATTCTAGATATCATACAGACCGAAATGATACTCCCATCTAATTATGGATTGGACAAAAAGAAGAATGTGATACCATCGCTTTTGACTTCATTTAATAACGCAGCACTAGGTAAAACTAAAAAACTCCAAGTTATCGCAACTCAACTAAATTTTACCCCAACTTCAAATAATTCAAAAACTGACTTTACTGTTGACCCTCCCATGGAAAAACAGACCGTCGTCGGCATGTCCAGTATTCAGATTGATTTAATTTCAAAAAACTCTGATGCTGAAACTAGAAATTGGGAGGTGCTTGCGGCGCTTGAGAGTGTTTACTCGGTGCAACAACAAGAAAAATATAAATTTAGAATATTTAAAATGCCGTCCGGATTCTCAAATACAAGCGCGGCCGAGGGAAGTTCAAATCTAAATCGATACACAATTGTTGTTAATTGCCATATATGGTTTTCTAAAGAGAAAGAATTAACTGATTATTATAGCTACTTTAGGACTCGCGCAGACAATGAGGACACGGCCGGAGAGGTCGAGGGTATGATAGAATTTGAAGAAGGTGCTCCAGCGCCATAAAAGATTGATTAATAGTTAAAATAATATGATAATAGAACTGAGTTTAATTAAAGGGGAAATAGATGGACAACATACTTTCAATTGACAACGTAATTTCTGTAACGGTAACAAGTATTCCTGCAGGACTTGGGATTCCTAATGTAAATAACATTGCAATGTTTTCCGTAGAGCAACCAGGAAATGCTGACGTTTTTAGAATCTACAAAACAGCGAAAGAGGTTGGCACTGATTATGGAACATCTAGCCTGACATATAAAATGGCCGTAAATATCTTTTCTCAGACTCCAAATCTACTTAGTGGAGCTGGCCGATTGATAATTTTCCCTTTACTTGCTTCCGTAAGTGCAACACAAGGAATTGTGGTAACTGACGATATCTCCGCGAATCTTGCCGCTATATTATTGATTAGCGATGGAGAATTTAAGGCAACAGTAAATGGAGTTGTTCAAGAAGTTAAAGATTTAGATTTTACCAATGAAACAGACCTGGCCGGTGTCGCATCAGTAATTCAAAAAGCTATTTATAATATGGTTATGTCTGAAGATTCCGACAAAATAACTTTTAAATCAAAACAAGCTGGAGCGGTTTCAGCAATAGTTCTTGCTGCTCCTACTGTGCCCGCTGGAACTGATATTACAGTGGCCGGACTATTAAATATTCCAGCTGCAACCACTACCGATGGTGCTGATTCTTCAGGAGAGAAATTGCTTGATGCAGTTACTAGGACAGAAGGTCTTGCAAATTATTGCGGAGTTATTTCAACACTAGTTATGGAGGATGCGATTATTAGTGACCTTGCCGCATCTATCCAAGCAAAAGATATGATTGCCCTACTTGCATTTGCTGATAAGGCATTGTTAACAGGAATTATCAAAACAATCTCTGATGCAAGTCAATCAAAAATAAGATGTCTTCTTTACACAACAGATATTGAGGATGCTCAATTGATGCTTGCCGCTTATGTCGGAAGGATGTTCAGTGTTAATTTTGGCGGTTCCAATACTACTAATACGGCCAACCTAAAATCATTAGCAAACGTAGTTGCTGACTTAGGATTGACTCAAACTGATTACGAATCATGTAAAACAGTCGGAGCAGATATTTATGTGTCTTATGCGAATCTAGCAAGGACTCTTTCATCTGAAGGAAATACTTATTTTGATCGAGTATATAATCAGCAACAACTTAAATTTAACCTACAGGTAATCGGATTTAATTATCTGGCCACAACAACCACTAAAATACCTCAAACAGAAGAGGGTATGGACGGACTTAAGTCTGTGTTTAAGGATGTTTGTGAGGCATTTGTTAGTAATGGTTATATCGGAGTAGGACTATCTTGGAACTCAGCTGATAAATTTGGAAATCCAGAAGACTTCGTAAGAAATATTCTTGAAAGAGGATTCTATATTTATTCACAGCCAATTGCAGATCAAGATCAATCAGAGAGAGATTCAAGAACAGCTCCATTGGTCCAGATTGCAGTTAAAGAGGCAGGATCTATTCATTCAGCAATTGTAAATGTAATCGCAGAAGCGTAAGGAGATAAAGCATGACAGCAGTAGCAATCACGGGTAAAGATACCCTCGTTCTCAAGCAAAGAGTTTTTACTGATTTAGCAGATGGAGATGCTTCTGTAATAGACTTTCCAAATGATCTTGTTTCTATGAAGACTGGTAAAAACAAGAACACTATATATGCTAAAAATGCAACAGGCCTTAATGCTGAGTTAACACTTAGAGTTATAAAAGGTTCTGGAGATGACAAATATCTCAATGGCGAGTTAGCTCAAATTACTAACGACATGCCAAAGTATGTTTTAATGAAAGGTTCATTTGTTAAGAAAATCGGTGACGGAGAAGGTAATGTGACAAGCGACACCTATAATATCTCAGGTGGAATCGTAAAGAAACCAGTCGGCGCAAAAGATAATGTTGAGGGAGATACTGAACAGGCCGTCTCAATCTACGTTATATCAGTTGCTCTAGCTGAAAGGTCGTTGTCTTAATGAGAGAAGTAAACCTTTCAAATGATGCTAAATTCGAAATTGGGCCGTCATCTTATGCCGATGCATCTAAATTAAAAGCGGCCCTGTTGAGACAGATATCTGAACAAGGAATAAAACTCCCAGGAAATGCTAAAGACATAAAAGAGCTAACTAAAATTAAGATCGATGCTGATCTTGTAGTTAGTTTGTTTTCAAATGTTGCCCTACTTGAGGCATCTGAAGAAATATTTGAATGTGTAATGGCCTGTGGTAAAAAATGTTTATACAATGGCGAAAAGCTAACCAAGGACACTTTAGACAATAGAGATACTTGGCCGGTCGTTGTTGAGATTAAGATCGAAATAATTAAGGAGAACGTCCTCCCTTTTTTTCAAAACCTCCTCACTATTGCAAAGCAGCAGATGAGCGGAAAATTCCTGGATACACTCCTAAAATAGAATACAATAAGCCTGAAACATTCGTAGCGATCCAATTAGCAAAATTAGGGTATTACAATGGTGATCCAAATAAGGTTCTCGATGCTCCTGTTGATATGGTCATGGATATAATTAAATTTGAAGGGGTGCAAAATAAAGTAGATTACCTTATAATGGAAATGAACAAGGAAAGTTAATTATGTCAATGAATATAGGTGAGTTTTTTATAGAGTTAGGCATCGCGTCAGATGATGGTAAAATTAAGAAATTTTCTTCTGTCGTAAATCAGGGCCTA